CGTTAAATGCTGACAATTTCAAAGGGAGGAATATATTTAACCCATCCAATACTGTTAAATCAGTTTTAGGCTATGTAGCTAAACAATTTATGCGATGGGTTATGGAGACGGACAGTTACAAAGGTTGTTTTATACAAGGCTATACTGAAGAGCAATTGGAGAATCAGTTTAAGTCTGATATAGCTAAGATGGATGACCCTATGGGTATATGTTGGGATGGTGGTAATCATGATGCTCATCAACACTCTGAATTTATAGAAGGAGTAGATAATTACATTTTGTCTAAATATCTACCTATGATGTTACCACTATTAGGGTTTTCTTATTTCCAATCAAAAGAGATTATTAAGAAAGCAACTGTTACCGTTAACAACGTGCACTTGTTCTTACCTGGATGGCTACAAGGTTTCAGTTTGTTTGGATCTAACCGGATAGTTATATTTAAAGGAAAGTTAACTCAAACTACTTTCTCTGGTCATCCTACTAGAACAACACTGTTTAATACTATGAGAATTATAAGTCTCATTCGTAAGTTTGCTACAGAAGCTGGTTTAGTATTTAAACGTGATTATTATATTTACCAATCAGGAGATGACACTTATATCTTGTGTGAGTCTAGACACTCAGAAGCTTTCAGAAAGGCTCACTTCAAGTACTATTCTGCAACAGAGAATGTGGTTCATGGATATGGCCAGTTGAGTAAGGATTATAAAGAGATGCCTAAGTTGAAGGAGTCTGGTTATACTCATGTGGACTTCCTCTCCAAAACTGGTTATATCACCAAAACAGAAGCTGTCTTTACAAGACAGAACCGTCGTTTAATCGCTACAGGTGATATCACTAGTAAAATCTCTCATAATTTATCAGAAAATGACTATTTAAGTGGTATAAAATATCAAATAGAAGCGCATTATAGTCAGTTCCCTTGTTACAAGAAAATGTTAGACTTTAAATTCGGGTCTATTTTATCTAATCAAATTTATATTGTCAATCAGTATAGTAGTGTAAGAGAAAGTAAACATGAATACTCAGATGTGATTCTAGCACTCCATCCAGACGGACCCCAAATGAAAATATTAGAGCATTGTGATGGGGATCCGACGCTGTGTTATCCTGGTTTATACAAGGTATAACAGTGCTAGAGGAGAAAATAACTGTATCGATTTCTCGAACTCTTATCTAACAGATACTATAATTGTAATTATATAATAATATGAATGCCAAGAAGGATAAACAACAAGATAATAAGATCTCTCAACTTAACCAGAAGCTTAAGAACGCCATGCAAAAGATTAAGAATGACAAGCAACAAAACAGAGTTGCCGACGTTCATCAAGTCGCCCGTCGAGCAGCCGCTGGAATCCCTTATGTCGGAGGTCAAAACAAACCTTATAAACCTAATGGAAAATTTGGGTTATCTTATGACGAACTTATTCGTCAGGTTAAGTCTGAGAAATCTCTCGCAACTAAGAAATATATTGCTGCAGTCTTGGATCCACAGTACGCCGACCCAGCACGAATTCCTACCTTAATTGGCTTCCCTTCATGTACTACGAAGTTAACATATGAGGCGAATCTTACCCCAAACGCTCAAGGTAATATTTGTATAATCGGACTTCCTCAGTTAGGATATAATAGTTCTACTGCTAACAATAGAGCTAATTATATACAGGTTTTAGCTGGTGCAACTTATACCGCTGATAATAATTACATTCAATCCGAGCTAGCCAAACCTTTCTTTACTTTTCAGGATAAACTACCTTCAACTCTTAGTAAGAAGTGGAGAGTTGTTGGTTTTAGTATGAGAACTAATTATGTCGGCAACCC